GGCTGTCGGCTCTGTCGGAGTCATTGTTGACGAGGAAGCGGGCAAAGATGCGCAAGCCTTACAAGACAGGATTAACAAACAGGCACAGACAATTCTAGACAGCCTGATGGACGAAGAAACGGCTATCCGCACATCTTACGAGCGGCGCCGGGAGATCCTGTTGCAATCTTCCATTGCCTCGACGACAGACTTGCTTGCTCTGGAGGCGCAGAAAGACGCTCAGCTGCTGGAACTTGCGGAGCGGCGGGAAGAAAAGATTAGACGCGCAGAAGAAAAGGCGCAAGCAGAGAAGGACGCCCGCAACGCCAGAGCACAGTCCATTATCGACAGTTTATTGTCCGAAGAAGATGCAATAGAATTATCATACCAGCGGCGGCGAGAAATCCTATTAGAATCAACCATCGCAACAAACGAGGACTTGATAGCGCTTGAGAACGAGAAAAACGCTCGCTTGCAGGAGCTAGACGACGAACGAGCACGCCAAACATATCAAAATTATGCCAACCTGTTTGGCGGACTAGCTGGGTTGACAAAAGCATTCGCTGGGGAGCAGTCGGGTATTTATCGGGCCATGTTCGCCGTGAGCAAAGCGTTTTCAATCGCGGAAGCTATCGTGGCTATCCAGACCGGCATTGCCAAAGCAGCCGCAACCCCGTGGCCGACGAACCTTGCGGCAATGGCAAGCGTGGCCGCCGCAACGAGCGGAATCATATCCACAATCGCATCCACTAATCCAAGCTTTGAGGGCGGAGGCTTCACCGGGTACGGCTCTCGCTCCGGCGGGGTAGATGGGCGCGGCGGGTTCCCTGCCGTGTTGCACCCTAACGAAACGATCATTGATCACACGAAGGGCGGCGGCGGTCAGCAACCGAACGCCGTCAGGATCATCAACGTGCTTGATCCATCGGTGGTGGGGGACTATCTGGACACGGACGCTGGGGAGGAAATCATCATGAACGTCGTCAGACGCAATCAGGGAGGGCAGTGATGCCTCATGCGATAGGGTTTGTTGATAACGCCATCGAGCTGGCGCATTACGCCATGCTCCGCAAAATTAAGGACGAAGTGACGGCTCTTGGTATGGGCTGGACGGTGCTGCGCTATATTGACACCGCAGACAATCACGAGCTGATCTTGCAGGGCGAGGGCTTGACCGGTCTTGAGCGGATATATGTTGGGTTCAGGACGTATCAAGACGCAGCCGCTGATTATTATAATCTGGCAGCTGCGACCTTCACCGGATACAACGCTGCAGAGTCATTCGATAATCAGCCGGGGGCTATTCTGTCAGGGGTGCCCGCGCATAACCAGCGGATTGATTACTGGCTCTCATGGAACGCGCAACATATCAAGTTCGCGCTCAAAGTCGGGACGCCTGTTTATGAGTCGGCTTATGTGGGTAAGTTTTTGCCTTACGCCAGACCGTCACAATTCCCTTATCCGGTCGTTTGTTGCGGTATGCTCGATGGTGCGCCTGCAACCAGATTCAGCAATACCTCTCACTCAATGCCGTATAAGGGCAACCGCGCTAATATGCGGATGCGGGACTTGATGGGGGTGTGGATACAGCCATATTGCTGGCCATATGCGAGCACCTCGTATTTTGGCGCAACAACCAATCAGCGGGACGTTGCGGGGACATATCATCTTTATCCGGTTGAATTGTACATAACTAATAACGTTTTTGGGGCGCTGGAGGGTATTTGCTACATCACCGGATTCGACAACACGGTGGAAAACACACTGACGATAAACGGTGTGGATTATGTTGTCATGCAGGACGTTTACCGGACGGGATTCCCAGACTATTACGCAATGAGGTTAGACGCATGAGTTATCATACAGGCACAGCCGCGAGTATAGAGGCATTACACACAGCAATCGTCAATACTTGCGTTTCTGAGGGGTGGACGTGGGACTCCGGCGCTAATATCCTCCACAAAGGGACGATGTTTTTCAAGCTGACTTGGATAACCACAAGATCAACCGCTAACCATGACACTATTATTCTTGGTGGTCGAACCGCTCTAGTTGGTGGGGACATCCCAGACAATAACGTGATGATTAGCGAGTTTGATAACTGGGAATGGTCGTATCCGATCACTTATCATATTTTTGTGTTTGATTTTGAAGTGTGGGTAGCCGTCAACATCTTCCCTGCGACTTATATGCACCTAACCTTCGGCCAATCACAACTGCCGGTACCTGGGACGGGTAATTTTTTTGCGGGCATTTATGGCGAGGACACATCCACATATGTACCAACAGGTGTTGTTAGTGTTATTTTTGGTGGTTCAACGTTTTCTACTGCGCGCTACCGAAACTACTATTGCCATGATGGTTTACATCCAAGCGGGAACGGCTGGCGACCCGATGATAACCGCTCATCAGATTCAGACACTAGCCTGGTCGTCGGCGTGGGGAGCGTAGCGAATATCATAGCCAACCAGCCTAACGCATTCAGCCAAGAGTCCATCCTCGTCCCAATCCGCTGTTTTCATGCGTTTTTGTCCTCAAAGTGGGGCATGGTGATGGAGATGCAAAACGCCAGATACATCAGGAATGATTATTACGAGGATGAGGCGATTATCGAGCTGGGGCCGGATCGGTGGATGATATTCCCGTTCAGTTACAAAAACATCAACGACCGCAATAAAACAACAGCAGCATCGTCCAGATTCATATCGGGCACTTACGCCGTTGCGGTAAAATACGAGCCGGTAGAATAATATGGCAGACATTAACGCGGTAAAAGTATCTGGTGGGCTTGGAAACCACAACGTTATCCCATATTGGGGCAAAACCCTTGACGGCTTTGACGCCGACACTCACCTTGATTTTCAGATCAACATTTCAAGCGATGCTTTGCCGTCGCTTCATTCTACTGCCACGCGTATTGAGGCGTTGGCGCACGTTCGGGCGCTCAGCGCTTACAAAACAACGCACTACGCCGACGATTATTACGAGCGGATCCATATCAAGCCGAATTACATCAACATTGGCAATCTGCTAACTGAGCAGGTGCGGAATTTTACCGTCTGGAATGCCTTTTACGCACCGAAAACGCTGCAGACGGTTGAGCAGCTAAACGATGAGGGGCTGCAACTGACGCAACCGGAACCCCCGCCGACCTCATTCGCCTCATTGGAAGAGCGAACCTACACCGTCAACGTCACGCTGACAGGCGCTCCAGTGATTGACGCTCAATATCGGTTTCAGTTCCTGGGTCTTGATTACGTTGGCGCGGTGAGGATTGTGGGCAATCGGGTTGTGGTGTTCCCGTTCCTTCCTCACCTGGAATCAACTGAGCGGCTGAAGTGGCTAACGGACATCATCAAAACCAGACAGGGCGAGCAACGCATAGCCATGCGGGTTGCACCGCGTCAGGAGTTTGATTATCGCTATACGCTCGATGAGTTGGAGTTTTCGACACTGAAAATTATTGCAGGCGGCTGGTCGTTCAGGGTTTGGGCGTTACCGGTGTGGATTGAGGCTGAATATGACAAGAGCATCACAGAGGGCGCGGAACAGATACTGACTGACACGACAACCGCCGATTACCGGGCTGGGGATGTTGCGCTGATCTATTCGGATTATCAAACATTTGAGGTCGTGGAGATTGACCAGGTTTTAGCCGACAGGATTACCCTTGTGCGGCCTGTCCTTGCCAGCTATCAAGGCGCAGCGGTCATGCCTATACGATTTGCACGGACACCAGAAGGGGTGAGTATTCTGCGGACCGGCGCTGGTTTGCAGGAGGTGTCTGCGCGGTTTGCAGTTGATGATAATATTGACCTGTCAGCGCAGGCTCCAAGCTATCCGACATACAAGGGGCAGCCGGTCGTGACTGACCGCAGCTTTGTTTTGTCGCGCAGCCTCAACGAGCGTATCCACAGGCCAATCATCGAGGTTGACAATGGCCAAGGCGCGGTTATTGTTGAGACGCAACAGGATTACACAGACTTCGCGCAGACGATCAACTACCTGGCAGAGGATAAGTCTGAACTGTGGGACTTGCGCACATGGCTGCATTCACGATACGGGAGACAGAAGGCGTTTTACATCCCATCATTTAACCGCGACATCCAGCCGCTTGAGCCAACGACTGAGTTGCAAACGTCAGTACAGATCGAGCCGATATTGCTGGATCTTTACGGCGAGTTACCGAAGTCAATCATGATATTTTTCAAAGACGGATCGACGTTATTCCGTGAGATTATCGGGACGCAAACCGTCAACGGGATTGCATCAATCACCATTGACTCTGCTATCGGCGAAAGGGCGCTTGAAGATTTCGATATGATCAGCTTTTTGTCGCTGGTTAGACTGAACGCCGACACGATAACAATCCGGCACGATAAATACAGCCAATTATCAGTCCCGGTCATGGAGGTGCCACAGTGAGCTACAGCGCAACAGACACCAGCATCCAGGACGGCAAGCCTCTATACCTGCTAGAGTTTACAAGGGGCACTTCGGTCACGCGGCTCAACTCAACCGCTGTTGATATTGCCTCACCTGTCGGTACCTATCGGGCCTCACACTTTACCATCACAGCCAGAACGCATGGCAAGGGTATTTTTAAGGACAATCTCAAAATCACTTTTGCGAGGTCAGATAATTTTGCTCGTGAGTATATTTTAGGCGCTATCGATCAGGTAACAACCGTTGCCCTAAAACGGGCGCACGTCGGGATGGCAGCAGCGGATGCTGTAGTGGAGTGGAAAGGGCGCATTGTCACGGCCGAAGTCAAAGATGAAAAAATAACGCTAAATTGCGAGTCGGTTTATACCTCAATGCGCAGGCTGGGTTTATCAACACAGTTTGAAATAACGTGCGTCCATGCGATCTACAGCTCCGGGTGTAAAGCTAACAAACCTGCAATGAAGGTTGATGCTCAGGTCAATGTGATCAGCAACGTGAATTACACCATGTTCGGAATAAGCGGCTATCCCGAAGGGTGGTTTAATAGTGGGATGATGGAGACAGAGACCGACAGGCGCTTTATCGTGTCGCACGTTGGGGACGTTATCACGTTGTCAAAGCCTCTGAATGTTGCACAAGGGGCCACGGTTGCGCTATATCCTGGGTGCAACAAAACAACGGGCAACTGCATCGACAAGTTTGACAACATCGATAATTATTTAGGGTTCCCGTGGATGCCTGACCAGAACCCGTTCGGCGGCATGCCGATAGCGAGGCTTTAATTATGGCGTGGTGGTGGTTTGTTGCAGCTGTGGTGATTTCTTTAGTCGTCTCTGTTTTGATGGCTCCAAAAGCCAAAAATCAGAAACCGGCGGGGATTGAAGAGTTTGACATTCCGACCGCAAAGCTCGGGCGGGATATTCCTGTGCTATTCGGCCGTAAAATGATGAAATCGGCTAACGTGGTATGGTATGGTCATCTTCGGACGAAGGCCATAAAGAAAAGCGGAGGGATGTTTAGTGGGAAGGTGACTGTGGGGCACAAATACTATCTTGGGATGCACATGGTATTGTGCCATGGGGCGACCGCTGGGGAGACAATCACCCTGCATGAGGTATGGATAGGTGATCAGCTTAAATGGTCCGGATCTTCCACCGGCGGGGCTATATCGATATCTGGAGTTGGTACGATCGACTTTCTGACAGGCGGGCCATCGCAGGGGCGGAATGCATACTTGCAAGAACAACTCGGTGAGAATATCCCAGCCTTCCGC